AAAGAACCTGATCTTTCTTAGAAGAAAAAGTCTTACTATCTAAAAACTTAATCCCGTTATTTATCGCTTCATCTATCGAAGCATTCGTCCAAAATAAAAAGCCGGAGGCGCTTTTAAACGCCTCCCTAAGTTCACTTATATTCATAACAATCCCTCTTTTAAACCGCTTGAGTTATTAACTTCCATCCAGTATTTCCTGTTCCAGTTTTCTTTATATAAATAACCCCATTGGTATAATCTATACACAAACTTCCAACGGGAGCAGCGACATAACTTTCCGGAGTTCCAGAATAAACAAATACCTCTACCTGTGTCCCAACGGAAGTGTCTAAATTTGGATAAAGCTTTAACTTATTTATCTTTAAAAGCCCATCTCTATATCCACCAGCGGCAGAATTCCCGGACCCGCCATAGTAAAACTTTATCGGAGTATCAGAAGCAGAGTTAAAAACGGTGAAAGATAAATCCGTTGTCTGATCCGCAGGAAGTTGAATACTATACCTAGTCATTGGCGGAGTTCCTGTATGATAGAAATACGAATTTTCTAATATCCCAACACCTAGGAATTTAAAAAGCGCCGCGGTATCCGGAAAACCGTTTCCAGAATAAGTAAAAGAATTATTCCTAAAAACCTTCTTAGTCCCTAAAGTCGTAGACCCCCCTACATCCACAAATCTCTGTGCTCTATCACTATAAAAAGTACAATCCTCTACCGTCAAAGCTGAATCAAGTCCCATAAGAATAGTCTGAGCACTTCCAGCATACTGATTCGTATCTTGAATAAAAGATACATTTCTTATCAATCTTCCCCCGCCTTGAAATTCCCCATAAACCCTTCCGCCTAAAAGACTAAACTCACTACTGTTAAGAATTAAAGTAGTATTTAAAGTATTCGAAAAATTACAATTCTCAAACACTACATTATGCACATAAACCTGATTAGAAGCCGCAATTACAGAAGCTCGATAAGAACTTCCAAAAGTTACATTCTTAAACGAAGCCCTATTAACTCCAGGAGTTGCATTTGGTTCTATATCCATCCCTGAACCAAAGTCTAAAACTGCAACTACCCCTGTATTATACCCCCCTCCGGTTATCTCTCCCGTATCAACTGTTAAATCATAAACACTTGCTACAGTAAGCCCATGTCTTCTAGCATCTTTTATATAAAGATTCTTAAAAGAAATTCTATTCGAATCATACCCACTTCCTAAGCCCGCAGAAACTCCATCACCAATATAAATCCCATCACTGCCTGCTTTTTTTATCTCTATATTCTCTCCTTTAAAATCCTTTACTCCATAAATAGTAATCCCGTTTGCTATCGCCTCTGGATTTCCAGTATAACTTAAATTATCCGCGTTTCCATTTATAGAAACATCAGAAAGAGACACTCTAGTACAGTTTACAAAAAGAAAACCATACCCTCCCCAGCGAGAAGCAGCAACGGGAGTAGCATTTTTAACCTTTATCGTAGCCCCATTTCCTTCTATTACTAATCCATTTACATTTTTAAACCCAACAGCTGCTGCATAGTTAGCATAATCATAACTAAGTGTATATGTCCTTCCCGGTTTTAAAACTACCTTTCCTGTTCCTGCACTATTCACTGCACTTATAAGACTTGTCCAAGCAACTGTATCATCAGTTCCACCAGTTGCCCCATACTCCTCTGGAGAAAAACTTCCTGCTTCTAAATTACTAATAGAAGTATCTATCCCATCAAGTCTATTATTAGTAGAGCTAGAGTAATCATCAAAAACACTTTTATCCGCTTTTAAATCTAACGCATCACCAATGTCTAAAGCCCCTACAGTAAGATTAACTGTACTTAAATTAGTAAAACTCCCATGTGTTCCAGTAAACCAAGTTCCATAAAATCTTTCACTAGTATTAGTCGCCCCATGGCTAAAAGAAGCAAGAAATAAAACAAAAGAAAGGCTAAAGAAAAGTTTTCTTAGCATGTCTGTATCCCCGTTCCGTCACTGATAAATCTTAAAACTTCATATTGCAAAGTTAATGAAACTGAAGCAAGTGTATCGTTTATAAAAATCCCTTGCCCGACATTCAATGTAACTGTATTCGCAGTTGCATCTGTTTTTTTCAAAACATAAGTAATCCCAAGAGTAAGAACTGCCGGATCGACGGTAAAATTCTGGCTATTAACTCCTGCATTTGCTTTTATAAATGTCTCATCACTAAGGATTGTATGTGTCGCTCCAGTAACTTCTATCGGTTCATAAATCGGAGCACCTGTTAAGTGTAAAAGAATTGCCGCTTCTAAATCATTTATCTTCGCCCTAGCTTCTCTTACTAAAGCCGCAAAGGTATTTACTATAGAAACATCTTCTGGTTTTGTCGCATCGAGACTCATTCTTCTCTCCTTTTAAACCACACTTGTTATTAAACCATTAATAACCGTAACTGTCTTTCCATCTACAGTTGTAAAAGTAGCAGAAGAAACTCCTCCAGCAAGAGGATTTGCCGGGGTTCCATGTGTATGATCCCCTTTTGAAAAACTAGTACTACTCCCTGCACTAGCAGAAAGACCAAAACTTGTCTCACTAGAAACAGTAGCAGAACCAGAAAGCATATCACTTCTTCTAACCACTTGTCTATTATCCGTAAGAAGTGGATCAGTTTCATCCACTAAATAAGGCCCAAAATTCCCTATATAAATCTCCACATCTGCCATAAAAACTCCTTTAAAAGACTTAAAAAAAGGGATAGCAGTTAATACCACTATCCCTTTTTATTTCAATTATTCATTATTAAGGAGAGACTGTTCCATCAACTCCAATGTTATCCAGCCACCCGTGGGCTTTTTCGAAATGAAGTTCCAAACCAGCTTCAGTCAAGAATTCCGATTTTTCGCCGTCAAGGTCATTTGCCTGCCGATTCGGCAAATACTTTGTATCGTCTATATATCTATAATTGAGATACTTCGCATCGACTATAAGTCCCGAATGCCGAAGGGGAGCAAGAAGAGTGAAAAGAGGATGCATTTTAAAGTGCAACTCTCCGAAACAAGAAACGAGAGTTACTACTTTAATCCCGTAAGAAGTAATTCCAGGAGTTATCGTCATTGTCGCATCTGCATCTACCATTCTTTGAATACCGAGAAGCAGGCCAGAACCGCAAAGGCAAAGTTTCTCCGAGGAACCGTAACGGAAAAGAAGTTCCAAGTATTCATCCATGAAAACTTTCCCGCCAGATGCCCAAGTTGCACTGTTCAGAGAAGCGTAATCCTTCACGTTTGTAGAAAGGAAGTTCCTAATCCCTTTCGTAGTTCTTTCCAACTTCCCGTTAGTCCCCGTTCTCTGAGTCGGTTGAGAGAAAATGAAAGCTTTTTCCATTTCTATCGAGTGCATTTCAAGTGCTTGTGCTCTGGCTTCTTTAACCTGATCGCCAGTTCTCAGTCTCGTTGCTTTCCCTGTTCTGGTCAAATCCAGAGAAGTTCTGAAAATCTGAGTCTGATTGTAGAACTCAGTCGGATCGTAGATAATCGAAGAAGGAGAAGTTCCACCTTCAGAGTTTACAGAACCGATAACTATCATAGAACTGCCAGCACTTACCGCTGCATGAATAGCCTGCCCCAAATCATTTGCACTATCCGTTTCCAGCAAAAGGCAAGTGACATAAGAACTAGCACCGTTAATAACCGGAGCAACAGAAACTTTCGCAGTAAGTCTTGTCGCCGGAACAGCATTTACACAAAGCATTACTTGATGGCTGACATTAAACTTCCCTGCATCTTCCGCAGACATTTTTACATAAAACGTATCCCCGATTGCTGCTCCTGCATAAGCATCGGAAAGGTTCGTTCCACTATAAATCCCCGTTACTGTTCCTACCTGATCCGGCATTTCCTGTTGAAACCAGTGATATTTCGGATCATCTGTCTTTTCACTTTTCATCATGGAAAGAATAGCTGTAAGTGCCGCGCCACCATTCGGATACAGTTTAAGAACCATCTGTCTCCAGTTTTCCGGCCTTTGTCCTGTTACTGTAAAATCTCCACTTCCTCTCATTCCTAAAAATGGCATTTTCCTTCTCCTTTATTTCTCTTCTTCCTTAGTCGTTAAGATTCATCAACTCTTCTGCCGCTGGATCGAACATTTCTTTTTTCCCCGTTTTATTAATCGGTGAGGAAGTTCCGGTTTTTGACCCTGCAAATGCGGGCTTTCCTTCTCCCGTATTAGTCTGGACATTTTTCCCTGAAGGAGAAAGAGGTTCTTTCAGACCTAGCCTTTTTCGGCACAAATTCGCAGTAAGAGCAAAAATCTCGGGGTATGGTTTTTCTTTATTCCCTTGCTCAATTTCTTTAAAAACCGTCTGCACGTAATGACTATGTTCTTTCAAATCCTCATTACTTTCATAAAAAGCACTAACAGCGTTATTAGTAACTATTTCTCTCTGAACAATAAGCTCCATCATTACTGGAAGTGCATCTGCTAAGTAATCCATAAGCTCTGCGCGAGATTCATAAATCGCAGTGTTTATTTGTTCAGGCTTATCTATTATCGTATCTAACTGCTCTTTTGTCAAGAAGTCTTTTTTCTGATAGAGTTTTTCAAAGAGATTTGGAAGATTAACTTTCTCTTTCTTTATTTCTTCCCTCTTCTCCTCTTCTTTCTTTTCCTCTTTAAGAGGAGGATAAACTTGCTGCTTTCCTTCTCTTGCATTCAGAGCAGAGATTCTGGAAAGTTCACTTCTTAATTGATTAATAACCTCGTCTCTAGGATCAATTTCTTCTTCTTTCTTCTCTTCTATAACTATTTCTTCTTTCTCTACTTTCTCCAGGTTCTCCTGTACTGTTTCTTCTTTCTTTTCCTCTTTCTTCTCTTCCTTAACCTCTTCTTTCTTCTCTTCCTCTACCGGAGTACTTCCGTCAAAGAAAGATATTAAATCTCCAATTTCCTTTTTCTGAAACCTTGCTCCTTCCATTTCTGTTTCTTCAAAGGCTTTTAGTTCTTCTTCATTCATCTCAGCCATTTTTATTCCATCTCCTCTTTATCTTTTTTCTCTTCCTCAGAAGCTATTCTCAAATCTACAAGAATAGCTTCTGGAAGAGTTTTAAAATACTCCAACTCACTAACTCTAGCTCTTAACTCTTCATCTGTCCATTGATCGTCCCCATATCGGAGAAGTTCCATTAAATATTTATCTCTCTCTTCTATTTCTCCCTTTAAAGCTCCCCAAAAAGAACTACTAACAAATCCCTCCCATTCATTTATAGATATCTCTATTGCATTTACCCCCTTAACTTCGCATCTGCAAGAACTCCTGCATATCAATAAGATTTCCTTTTTGTACTTCCCCGGTAACTTCTGCATTATTAGTCGTAGCAGCTTGGACATTTCCACCTCTCCGAATAAAATCATTTACATTTATCGCCCCATTTAACCTAGCCGCATGGGAGAAAATCCTTGCAATATCAAAAGTCTGATTTAGAACCGGATCAGAAGAAACCATCTTCATAGTCTCCATCCAAAACTGAACCTCTGTCTGACTCGCAGTTCTAGTAGTTCCATCTTTAAACTTAACATCAAAATCTGCTATTAAATCAAACGGATCAACAGGAACTTTCTGTCCATAACTAATCCCAAACTCTTCCATAAGCTCAAGAGGCCAATCTCCTACAGCTTTTACATAAGTCCCTTCACTCATAAGTTGCTGCGTATGGCTCGCATGGAAGTAAGACATATCTTGAAGATACTGTTTAGAAACTATCTTCGCCATTCTATCAAGCCTTGAAAGTGCCATATTCATTGTTCCATTAAACTCCGAAGCACTTACTCTTTCTCCTCTATCTTGCACTATTCCTTGTGTTCCATCAGAAGCTCCTGAAGCTCTACTCATCATTCCCATTATCTGCTCTGCATCACCCATGTTCTTTTGAGTAATATCCATAACAGTAAGTTGTTTAACTGTGTTTTCTATCCCCCTTCCCCAAGCACTTCTTCTAAGTCTTATTAATTTTCCTGGTTCAGGGTTTTTTAAATCCTCCATATTTATCAAAGAAGGATCAACAATCAACATATCATTCATTGCTTTTCTTACATTCGCAATATGACTATTAAACATAAAATCCAAAACAGTCTGAAGACCTCCGATAAGTTCCATTCTAGTAAGTGGCGTTATCGAATACCCGTCAAAATCCGGTGCCGCTACGGCTATTGGAAACATATTATGATTAAGCCCTAGCGGAACTGCTTTCGTAATTACCTCTTCATTCGCCATTTCAAAAAGCCATTTTTCGGGGTATTCCCCTCTCTCATTCCCTTCTAAAACTCCCTTCAACCCCCAATCTTTAGGAATAATCTCACAATACATCGGAACCATTGTTACATACTTAGCAGTAGTCGGAGTCTCTCTTTCTTCTCTAGAAAGAATCCTTTTAGAAGCATCAGTAAAGTATTTAGAACTTCTATGCATTGTTTCATTTTTAGAAATATATTTAACATTAACCCTATCCCCAAGCAAATCACTACTCAACAACCTATTCATACTTATAAACTCTATCCAACCTATATACTCCATCGCTTGCACGTTATGAATAGAAGTATTCGGATCAGGAAGAAGTCTATAAGGATCAATATTAATACACTCATTCCCTTCAAAAAGAAGAGCTTTTATATTCTCCTTTGTAACTTTACTAGGAAGTTGAAGGCCCATATTCGACCACTGTGGAACTTCCACTCTCTGAGGCTTTTTCCCCCAAACTTGTTTCCAACTAAGTGTCGTAGCTCCTATTCCATAAGAAAAACAATCCCTAAGTGAGGCATAAATATCCAAAATACTTTTAAACCTATCCACTTGTTGATTAACAACTAACTCTAGAAGTTTTGCCGGAATAGTATCCTCTGGTCCAACTCCCTCGAACTGAAAAACATCCCCGCTTAAAAAAGCCCTCATCATATACGCTAGAATAGTCTCAAGAGTTGCATAAGAATAAGGAACAACTATTGAAGTAGGCTTCCTAACGTCAGAACTCTTAACAACCCTCTCCGCTTCACTAAGAGGAATATAAACCTTCAACGTCTTATCTATCTCATTCCAAACGCCATGCCTTTTACTCATAACTGCATAACTCTCATCCGCATAACGAATAAGTTTCTCTAGAATCTTCTTATGTGTATCCGACTTAGGATGAAGATCAATACCGAATGGATATTCATACCCTAAATCTCTTACTGTTATAAGTCCACTTTGGGAATTTCCACTCCCTTGAATAACATTCGGCATTTTTCCTCCCTTTAAAGCACTTGATCTTTCCCTTCATCTTCTTCTATACTTTCTTTCGTATGTTCTTTTTGCCAGAAGAAAAGCTTATCTACAATAACTGCCCATCTTTTCTCTCTCCTGTCTCTTCTTTTTCCGAGCCTAGAAGAAATAGTCTCATCCGGATCGCCACCACAAAGAGTGTTAATCCGCTGATCGAGAGAGATTAAGTTATTTAACAAATATTTCTTTATCTTCATGGCAGAATCCCCGCAGGAATAGAAGCTTTCGTATTAACATCCACTGGTCTTTCTACAGAAGAAGTACATTCTACAGAAGAGTTATTATCCGCAGTTATCTTCACGGAGTTATAAGCACAACTAGGAAGAAAAAGAAGGAGCAAAAAGAAAAGCTTTTTCATTTTATTTACTCCCATTTGGTACAAACAT